TTGATGTCATCCTGGATAACCTCGATCGACGGCATGACCTGGTAGAACCGGCAATAATAATCGCCGAATTCTATCTGGTATGTCTCATCTGTGGCAAATACGAACTTACGCAGACGACAAGTCTTTCCGTCGTATTTAGCCGTAGCCATATAATACGTGCCAGGCCTGTTAGACGCAGATCCGTCTCTATGGACAATAAAATTTTTAAGGGTCTTGCACCAGGAAGGATACTTCGCTAAATCCGTTCTACTCCATAACTGCGGACTTACCTCTCCTCCGGCAAAGGAGTTTTTTAATACATGAAGTGGACTTGCCATTATCTAATATCCTCATAGGTACTGGTCGTTTTCTTGCGCGAATCATCATATGCCTCATACGAACTCATGCGTTCGGCCTCGGATATAGCCATATTAAACAACTTCAACATTTCTCCGGCAACTTGGTCGTCTCCGGTCAGGTTCGGAGCCATATCAAAAGCAAGGCGACAGGCAAACGCCGTTACAAAATTAGCGTCAAACATCGTAGTATCCTGGACATCAAACGTATATTCTCCAAGCGCCTGATAACAATCTGTCAGTATTATTCTCTGGTTATGATCAGGATCATATATTATCCTGAACTGCTCCCCATTATCCTTGTCCGCCGTCGATTCGCTATATACGTGCCATACAGCGACAGCGTTAGAAGGGTATGTATAAGCATATAACCACTTCCCTGCGTATATGCCTGTGCTCGACACAGCATAAGTGGCATTAAGCACCAGGGCCTTAACAACCGTAGCAAATCCCCAATCATGAGACCGCAAGGTTTCGCGTCTTGCGGTTTCATAACATCGGTTCGCCTCTACTGCCTGGACGGAACTTTCCGTCAAATTTGCTATCTTGCGTTGCTTTAAATGCGCTAAAGCGATATTGACTATTTCAGTTTGACTTGGTGCCGGCATATGAATGTTTCCTTTCAATGTACGCTATAAACAAAATCAAAAGAGGAACAATCTGCGTTGTTCGCATTGGAAAATGAACCGTCAGAGTATATATAACCATGAGCGCGCCAAGAAGGAGCGCCCCTTTACACTTCTTAATCAGGTCCCAGGCATACGCTACCATGAGCATAAATCCCGGTATTCCTATTTCATACATCACCTGCAACCAATCGTTGTGCGCGGTAAGCCACGCACCCTCGGATCTGGCAGTAGTAAGAAGTATCCCGGATACGGATTGAAACGTCGCTTTATAAGTACCAAGTCCCCAACCGATCCAGGGATGAGCCAAAGACGTGCGGAAAGTTTCAAACCAGGCAGGGCCCCTGCTTATTAAAAACTTCGGCAAGGCCATATGAACATAGGCATAGGCAAACAATATCACCGCTACTATCCAAAACGCCTCTTTTACGCGCTTCTTTACCAAAGGTATGCTTTGAATGATCAGCGCAATAAGCACTATCATATAAGACCGAAACTGCATCACATTACCCACTACTCCCCGGCACGACGATCGACTGAATCCAAAGTTCAGCAGATTGTCTTTTCCGATATGCTGAAGGAGCAATAGCAAAATATTTATGCCAAGCACTATATACAATGCCCGGAATACTTTTGACCAATCTTCAATATGCAAACACGCTATATATAAATATACACAACCAACCACCTGCATGTACGCCCACTGCGATATAAACGGCGCTTTGGAGAAAAACGTGTTGACAAAACATAGCGCCGTTAATGCCTTTACGTATAGATTTATTTCAAAGAATAGCGTACATATACCGAGAAAACCTGATATCAATACCAACCATACCCAGGCCACCTTTTCTGTAAAAGGGATGTGCATTCCAATGGGAGGCATTAAAGCCATTGCTATGATAGGAGCCAGAATAAGGTAGGTCTTTATGTTTTTCAAGCAACCTCTCTTGAGTCTAATACGTGCTTAATGATAAATCCTGCAACGATAGCGACCAACAGAGACGCGGCCTCAATAAGCAAAAATTGATCAGTCTCTACAAATGCGTCTAATTTATTGAGGAATTCATATATCATATTATGTTGGGCCGTTTTTGATAGGAACGGCCCGAAACCTATCCTGCTACTTTATAACACACCGGAAGATCTGATCGATAGTATGTCCAACCCTGCAACATATATCGAGGACCGCCTGATACAGACTTAACACCGTTACCTCCTTTGTTACGCTACAGTACCGTTCGTCGCTACTATGACCCAACCATTGGTACTATCTAAAAACAACAACGTTACATATTCGTATGCCGCATCAAGAGTGACTGTGGAATAGCCGGTCTTGGTAGTAGGAGTAATGACCGCCGTTCCAGAACTTGCTCTCGATATGGCAAACACAGTTATTATCTGGCCAGGAACACCATCCGCCAACGTATGGACAGTACCAACGCCCTCGCCTATCGCTTTTGTGACGTACCCATACGTCAAGGGGATCGTAGTAGACCCCGATACCATCGCTGAAACTCCACCTCTCTGAACACCGGCATAGATCGAATCGTAAGGCAATTCTCTGCCCAATAACTGGTACGTATCCGTGTTGCCCCAGTTATTGTAATCTGCGCAGTAGCCGACAGTCGATAAGGCGGTGAGCATCAGGACAGCCATAATGCCTATCCGTAAATATCTGTTCACCTTTTCCTCCTTATGTCCAGGCCGGAGGTTTTACCCTCCGGCCCGAACAGTTAGTTTAGAGCAACTTATCGAGTGTCTTGTCGCCTTCCAGGACGATCCTGGCGTCTATCTTACCGGCCGTCATGTTGTTCGCGAGCGTATACGTCGCAAACAGATAACGGAGGCAACCTTCCGGTATTATCGCCCTGTACACCTTACCCGCGGTAAGGGTAGCAGCCGCGATTGCGCCTGTCTGATACAGCGTGACAAGGCCGGTCGAAAGATCAGATGATGTAGCAGTCTGAAGTTTCAGGTTCAACGTCCCGGCATCACTTGTCGTGAAAGCGGTATCAACAAGAAACTCTACAAACGCGCCAGGAAGGATCGCATCCCCTGCGGCCTTCGTGTCGATGTAATACGTTGAGTCGGCGGAGGCATTGGTAATGACCTGCGCATCGCTCAATACTGCCTGATAGTCTATAAACATCTTGTTTCTCCTTTTTTGCCTACTACACTACGCTGACATTACCGATATACTTACCGGTAATTAGGTCGTGATCCTCGACTCCGCGTTCGTGATCGCGTCGACACGACGGCACGGAACGCCCTGGAAATTGAGCGTCGGCCTGGTGATACCGGACGGACCCTTCATGTCATCAAGTGACAGCCAAAGGTTCGACTTCGATATCAACTTAACGCGCAGCATTGCCCTCACCCTCTGGTTCATGTAGAACACAGGGCGAACGGATCCAACCGGCGGGAACTTGTCGAGCGCCATGCTCATATACTTGAACAGGTTAGCCGACGTATCGGAGGTATCTCCGGCGGTTTCAAGATTGCTTATGTCGATGTTGCAGATACGGACGACAAAACGCCAATCTCTTACCGCGATGCCTACCTTGTGCTGATAGTGACTCCTGAAGGCCTGGTATCTACCGGCTCCAGGGAACGACTGACCGTCATACACAGTCACTTCACCAAGGTCCTTGAAGGCCAGACCGGCCTGGGAACCTTTGGGGAATATGCCATGTATGGTGTTATCCGACCAACCAACGAGCCATATCGACGTGTTGTCAGACCCGGTTCCGCCGGCGTCAATAACGTTCGTCGATGTGGTCGCACCCGACACCGCATAATAGCGCGGCGCCAGACCGGTGAACTGCTCCGGATTGGTGGACACATCTCCGTATATGAGCGCGGTGGCGAGCGCCTGGCCCATACCTTCGATGATCGCCTTATCTTCAGACAGCCTGAAGTCGGCGGTGTTGCCGTTCAGCATAGCGAGGTCCTTATCTATTTCAGAATAGGCCTCCAACATGCCGCACGTTTCGGTGATCTGGTTCGAGGTGCTCTTCACCGGCACAACGCCTCTGTTCAGCAGACGCCAAGTCGGTGTAGGTATGTTCGCCCTGACAGTCGTCTTATGACCGGTAGGGAGGTTACCCTCGATAAACGGAAGATCATCGAGTATTTCGTTGTACTGATTCAGGATCTCTGCTACTTTGGCTATCTTCCCATCCGGGTCGATGCGCCTCGCCCAATCCAATAGCGTGGGCCACGCAGTTGATAATGCAGTTGCCATGATTCTCTCCTTTTACTCTTTGGTGTTACTCTTGCCATACATAACTTCACCATCGGTCCTTTGGTCCGATGCCCTTGACTTACCATCAACGAATTTATCTTCGCTGATCAACTTGCCGATACGGATAAGGTCTGATATGAAATTGAAGTTGTTCGATATCCCGGCATGGTTCAGCAACTCCTGCGTTTCCTTTGAAAGAAAGCGATCCCTTGACCTAGCCGCATACGCAAGTTGTTCCTTCGCATTAGGGCCTAACTTCTCCAAAGTATTCTTTCTTTCTGTTTCCAGGAACGCTTTATAGTTCGCCTCCTGGGCATCCTGAAACGCCTTTGCCTGCGCCTCCGTCTGCGCCTTTACCTGTGGCGCATAAACATCGACCAACTTCTGGACTTGTGCCTGTGATAACCCTAATTCCTTGAAGGCCGGTGTCATCTTATCCAAGAGTGACATATCTGCCTTCATGTCATCAGGCACTTTCACGTCATACTTCTCCGGCAACGACTTTGCCTTTTCAGCCGCATCAGCATCCAATAAGGCCTTACGCTTTATCTGATCTTCTGTCGATAAGGTCTTTTCATCCGCTTTCAGCAACCGATCTCTCTCCGCCTGTGCCTGTTCGTCAATCGCTCCGTCCAATACGGACTTATCGCTTGACGGCCCGGTTACATTCGGATCATCCATCACCGACTTTGGAGCCGGTGATCCTACTGCATCCTGCCCTGGCGCCGGCGTTGGATTTTGCGGCGCTCCGGTTTCATTACTCATCTTTGTCCTCTTTCTTTTCTGACTTCATTTCCGACAGGTATTCGGCCCTCATCTGGCCGAGCGCTGTCGGTGACGCCTCATTTATATCTTGCAATAGGGCCAGGCCGATATCCCTCTGGCCTTCCTTAAAGGCCGTAAGGTTAGCGTCCTTCGGCGTATATGAGGCACGAAATACGCCTGTAAGCCCCCACAACTTCCATATATACCTTCTGCCTTCCGGAATAGATATTATCTTCCGTAGGTCGTTGATTTCACGAGCGTGCCTGCGCTTACGCTTTTCGGCATCTTCTTGTGTTTCCTGATTCTCTATTGCAAAAGGATCTTCAATCATTTACCACCTTACAATACATACACCAGGCAATCCGTTGCAATTGGGATAATCAAGACAAGAACCACCTGCGCCAAATCCCCACTTTTTAAATAAAAAGTATATATTAACCCCTGATGTATAAACCTTACCGCCACGACCAAATCCTAACGGACTGTCTCCTCCGTATTTCCAATAAGTGGTTTCTCCGTCTATGTTAATATCTCCACCGGTCGCCAAGCCTCCCACACCTGCTCCCATTGCGCCTGACGCTATCACCAAACCACCAAAAGCGGTCGGAAGACCCGGTGTGGCAGGATTATTTCCAGATTGATTACCTCCGGCACCAATCGTCACCATCACATCCCCGGAGACTGTTACTATCTTGCGAACATACGCTCCACCGCCACCTCCGGTATAATTCCCTGCGGAATCCCCTCCTCCGCCTCCCCCAACGCATTCCACGTCAACAGTCGTGACCCCACCAGGCCTTGTCCACATCGCAGAAGAAGTAAATATCTGCATATTCGGAGTAGTAGAAACTCCTGCCCACGAACAGGTGCCTGCGCCATCGGTCCTTATCACTTGCCCCGCCGAACCATCCGATGTCGGCAACTTATATCTTGCGCTGATTATAGCCTCGCCATGTCGCATAATTATCTGCCTTTCTTCTTCTTGCCCTTACCGCAAGGCATAGAGGCCTCCTTTAGTTATATATCTGGACTACGTCCGTCACGGCCGGAAGAGTAACCGACAATTCGTCAAACACTACGCCGTTATCTCCAAAGTATATGTAGCACCTGTCGGCAGCGGACGCCGCCTCCGCTTTCATATACCAGTACGATCCGCTTGTCGCTCCGGACCTGAACGCCGCGACGTTATTCGCCGTAGTAGCGGTATACGCTATAACCCTTACGCGGATCCTGCCTGCCGCTATCCTGGTTTCAGACGTTCCACCGGTAACGGAATATCCGTATTCGGTTTCAGTAACTGTCGCTGCCGCGGCCCACGCCTCAACAGACGATAACAATAA